CTGTCTCTCTGTTTAAACCACCGCCTTGACCGTGACGGGCAAAAGGAAGAGTCAACCTTGAGTAAAGATGAGATGAAAAAAGCAGAGCAAATGGACTTGAGCACCCATACGCCAATGATGCAGCAGTTTTTCTACCTCAATCGCTGAAACCCTTGCTATAAGCGGCTTACAGGCCAGCGTTAACAAGTCCGGCACGGCACCATTTTCCTATTATTAAGCTGAATTAATCTCACTACTGCCCCAAGAATGCCCCAACACCCTAAGCAGAATTTATTCCTGTTAATAAACTTTCCAATCAGAGAATACCAACGGATTACCGAACGCATAGCGCCGATACTCTACGGTTGAGTTATACGGCATGTACACCTGACGGCACCCTCCGGTATCAACCCCCGTTCCATACACTACAAGTACCCCAGCGATAACTTCAGGGTAGTTCAGCGCCAAAGTCGCATTACTCGTCACGTTCTGGAAATACTGCCCTAGTGATGTCACTTCGTTCAGATTCGTTCCTGCTGGCAGAGCCGCGTTAGCAATGGGTACCGCGCCAACATCAGCCGCCGTCAGACTGTCTTTTGTGGCCAGCGCTTTAAGCCCCAGATTAGTACGAGCAGCAGTTTGTGCAGTAACACCAGTGGTAGCAATTTCAGACAGGTTATTTTTTATCTGTAGATAGGTTTCTACCACCACCGCAGGAGTAACAGTTACCGGCCTGCTGGCGGTTTTGCCCGATACTATCCCTGTTACTGTAATATTGGCGGTACCCTCCCCTGAAGCAACCAGCGTTCCATCGCTGGAAACCCCAGCAACGGAGGTGTCGCTTGAAGTGAAAATGATGCTTTCTGTGGCATTAGATGGAGTCTTTGTAATGACAAGCGCGTATGAATTTCCTGCTTGCTGATTCGGGATAGCGGCCATACTGATTGCTGTCAGCAGAATATCAACACGCACCGTTACCTTTACGCTTAGTCCTGATGATACGGATGCGATAACCTCAGTCGTTCCGGCTGTGGATTTCGCCGTAAACAGCCCGCTGGCACTGATTGTTCCCACAGAAGTATTCGTACTCGCCCATGAAACAGGAAATTTACTTGCTAACTCCGCAGGGAGTACCGTTGCCGTAAACTGCTGAGTCTGTCCCGTCCCAATAGTTAACGATGACGGCGATACAATGATATTGGTTGGCGTGGGTTCCGGCTTGATGTTATCTGCCTGATCTGTTTTAACGATATACATCAATGCAGTGTTGGCTGGATAAGGCTCTGGAATCCCGGCCGCCCCATCTTGACGCTTAGGGTTTCCCGTAGCGCTAAACTGACCAGTCCCGCTCGACGGATATCCCCCCTGCCTTGACCACCCATTGTCCCCTGTAATTACAAACGCACCGAAGGATTCTCCGCTACTGTCATCGCCACGATTTATAAGCCATATATCATCATTCCCCCCGGCTGGTGCCCAGAGCCTACCGGTATAATGGTAATGACTCATATCTGACGCCGCTTGCTGGCTCAATATTCCCCTGCCCGGTTCGGGATCGGAATTTGAACCATGCGCCCAGCCTCTTATAAATTTACCTCTCAGGTCTGGCACTGCTCCAGATGGAAAAATTGCCAGAAGTTTGGGGTTTTTGGTTCGGTCGAATGCCTGACCATTCGCTTCAATCCAGCCATCGGGCGGGACGGTTGAACCCCAGGCAACAATAACACCCACCGGTAACAGGAAGGGAGCCATCTCAGTCGTCACTTCACCAATCGCATTTTTGATAGATTGTTTGAGCGTCGGCGGGGTAATGATAAGTGAATCGTCGGTACCTGCATCGGCTTCGCCCTGCGTCGCTCGGCGGTAAATGAAACTTTGCCACTTGGATCCATCAGTTCCGGGGATAGCGGTGTTGTTATCCACCAGCGAGACATAGTTGGTGTATATCCCGTTAGCCAGATACCGAACTACAGTACCCTTATCGTAGGGATACTGCGTTCCGCCGTTATCCGCTGCGGTAATATATTCAGGGAATGCGCCTGTCTGGTACTGACGTAAGGCAGCGGTGATGGCGTTAAGAACACCGTTCATTTCCTTTCTGCCTACAGGTTTTGCATTAGGATCGGTCTTTAAATCCCGCTCGTAATCGCCTCCCCAGCCCTCATTGAAACTAACGTAACCGTCTGTGGTTGTTCCGTCAGGAATAGCTTGTTTATCCCCATTAGATGCAAAGGGAATTCTAAAAAATTTATTAGCCAATTTTTATTTCCTCTTCCTGTGAATTGTCGCCATAAACTGAAATTATCTGACCATATAAATTCTCAGAGGCAAAAAATTCGCCATTTACTTCTGATATATCAGTATCATTAAAAATAAGGATGCCATTAACATTTAAAACCCTGAGATATTCAATAAAGTTATCATCAGATTGTTGATAATCTATGGCGTCTTTAATTTCTTTCAGTAGTTTCATTTTTATTTCCATGATGTAGGTATCTGATTGTAATCAGACAGACTGGTAGCACCTGAGAATGTTTTTGTATGGTCGGTTACGTTTGGTGCTTTATTTATAAAAGACAATCCACTACCTTTTATTTTCTGGCAACCCTCAAATGCATACCATAGGTTTTTAATTGCCCCATATGACGCCAGCGGAAAAATATCATTAATATCAGCAGTCAGGGCACTACAACCCTGAATTACATTAGAAAAATCCGTGGCTAAAGGAGCTTTATCAAACAGCCCCCCCGGTATGGATAGCAGCCCAGGACAACTACCGAATGCGACCGCAAACGAAGTTACCAGTGTGTTTTTATCAAATAAACCCACCGGTACTGTTTTAATTAAAACACATAATCTGAAAGCAAACCGGAACGTAGAAACCAATGGATTGTAATCAAATAATCCAGCGGGTATATATTGCAATTTACTGCACGATAAGAACACATACCCAAAATTAACAACCCGTGGGCAATATTTAAATAAATTATCAGGTATTACTGGTAACGACGAACACCCATAAAAAGCATATTCAAATGTTGTTACGTTTGACAGGTAGTCAAAAGCTCCATTTTGGATCGTTACCAATTCATCGCAATGAGTAAATGAATAGGACATATCGGTGCGGGTTCCCGATACCGATATAATTTCAATTACTTTATTAACAAAAAGGCTACCATTCTTACCGTTGGTATAGTAAAAGTGGCACGACTCACTTCTCTTAATTTTTATTGAGTACACCGTACCTGATACTAATGCCCTTGTTGAATAAACCAGACCCAACGAATCAACGGTGTAATCTTTACTATCAACACCGTCCCCGTAATCAATAGTAAAGTTCCCGGCCTCGGTGAATGTTTTTATATGAAATATTGGTGCAGCAGGATCAGTTACCCGGATCCTTACTTCTGCCCCTGGCAAAATATAAGTGAACGTTAACGGTCTCGACTCAACATCATCCGTGGTGCATATCGGCGTAAATATCTGCGTTTTGGCGATAACGGTATAAGTACCAGAATTACTTACCGGGTCAGTAAACAGTCCATCCGCACCCGTAGTGACATCGTGCGTAAAGGTTTCACCTGTTGATTTGGTGTAGAACAGCGTGACATCAATACCGGATAAATCAATCGTGCTGTCAGACGATCCGACCTGCCCATGCAAAACGCCATTATCGGTATCAAAAGACAGGTTGATACGCCAGGCGTAGTTAACCAACGCACCACCATCCCAGAACGGCGCATTCTCGAAGTTTTGGTAATATTGTCCGAAGCCAAAAGGAACATAGCGAATAACGCGATATTTCAAGCCAACAGTAGCCGGGCGCGGCAACAGGTCATACTTAGCCAGGATTAACGCTACCGCGCTGGCGGGTTGCTCGGTGAACACATACATGATGCACGACATATCATTAGGGTCGAGCGCATAGGCTTTCCCGTCTTTTGTCGCGAACAGGTTCATAGTGATCTCGTTCACCTCCGGGATAGTGCAACGAGTGATCAACTGGTAGTAGCGTAAGCGGCAGATGAGGCGCTTTTGCTCGGTGGTCAGCACCTTACCGGGGCAATCGGGCACAATGAACGATACCCCCAGGATAATTGACCAGATTTCCAGACCGAAATCGTTGGCGGTTCGGATGTCGAACACGTCACGAAACCAGCTATCCCAGAATTTGGTTTGTTCCTTTTTGTACCATTCATTTTTCTGTGAAATTATAGACTTAACAGATTCAGCGGTATCATACTGCCAGATAATGCTGCGCAGCAGATTAACGCTGGTCTCTATCTCTGGTATTCTGGTTGACATAGGTTATACCTAACGTTTTTGATTAATCAGGCTTATTTAGATGGAGGTAACGCAATGCGGAAGCTAGTTTTAATGGGTTTGTTACTAATCAGTGCTAATGCTGCATACGCCGAAGATACGTATCTGTGTGATGGCGTGATTTTTGACAAGGAAAAACAAACGACGACAGACATACCTGATACTAAATTTCAGGTAAAACACGCGACTTTAAGTCTGGAAATTAAAAATCTTAAAAACAATAAAGAATGGACAGCATTTCGTGACGCTTCTGGAAAATATTACCAGAATGGAAATGTAGTATTGATGATATATAAAGAAAAAGAGAAGACTACTTTTAGCTATCACAACTTAGCAAACAATCAACGTGTCATATTTGAGAACTGCACTGTTCCAACCGATTTTTAATCATAGGATCATGAATCAACGGTTACGCTAATGTTTTCAGGTTTTATTGATGGCTTCTCATTTTTCGCGATAATAACCTGATTTGCAGTAAGAGGCTGGCCCGTGCGGGCCACCAGCAAGTTCTTCACAAAGATGTCAGTGCGGTAAAGGTTGATAGCCCCCGCCAGTTCAAACGGACTGACGTCGCCACCAACGATAAAGCCCCGTTCACCGTCGATCTCGCCGTCAGCATACTGCATGATGGCCGCTTTCACCTGGTCAACGGTTCCGCGCCTGACGGTCACGCTTATCTGGATCGGTACATCAATCGGGCGGTCAAACAACACCGTGTAAGGTATCTCTGCATGAGGCTCTATAACGGTTACTGATACTGCGCCATTCCACGCAGCACCATCTGTTTTGTTCTTCAGCAGCGACATAGCAATGTCAGCGTCTGTTCCCCCATATACGCAGGCCCAGACGCTGTGCGGCTTCATGTAGATACCCTCAACCGTTTCAAAGTTGTGGCTGATGTTCTCCAGAAACGACAGCGATTTAACCCCCGGTAAGCCATACAGACCGCTTATCTGGGCTTCCATCGTAGAAATCCCCTGATTGGCGAGACGTAGCTGGCGTTCAAGGCGCAGTGAAATATCACTTTGTTCATCTTCGCCCGGTACCGCTGCATTGACGTTATAAACTGTCTCCCAGCCCAGCACAGCATCCACTACGGTGATCAGATCTCCCGGTACACAGGTTACCGGCCCGGTTTCCGTGGCGACGAAATCCACCACCGCCCGTCCGGCGCTGCTTAATGTTATCGTACTGACGGTTGCAAACGTATCACCGGAGCGGCTACGCGCCCGCGATCCCTGCGCAATCTGCGTCAACGGAATGCCTGTAACTTCGACCCCAGGAATGACTGAATAACTTGCCGGGTTTCTACCAATATCAAGAAAAGCTGAAATAGCTTCAAGAAACACGCCCACCGCCAGATTCGGGTTAATCTGGTTGGCCAGTTGTGCGTTGTTCCTGACTACTGCTGTTCGCACGTCAGTTTCGGTACTGATCAGTCTGCCCTGCGGGGTGTTAGGCGAAACGGACATTCGTTCGCCCAGGGCGGTCTTAAACTCCTGCTCGACTTCAGCTTTGATATCAGCCGTGTCGGGAACGATAACGCCGTTATCAGCGATGTACTTATAATCAGCCATTAATGGTACCTTTCCCCCATTGTGTTTCTATCGTGGCGTTATAGCTGAACGTGTCAGCCTGCCTCATCATTGAAAAGTGCGTGATACGCAACACGCCAGGCATTGCCATAATGGCACTACGTGCGGCGGCTTCGAACTGCGCCGGACGGTATAAATCCCAGACCGCCGTTTGCGTTGGCACCCCTTCATCCATTGAATAAATCATCTCGTCACGTTGTGCGAGAACGGCGGTTTCACAATTCTGCATACAGGCATCCAGATCGGTCGAAACAGATAAATTGCCTGCGTCATCAAGAAAGATATCGTGATCGCCATTTACGGAAATGCTGAGTGTCATTTTGTTTATCCTGGTATTTTTGTTACCGTACCCCACTCTTCGTCAAGGATGCCCTTATGAAAACGGATTACGACACAATTAAAAAGTTACTTGATATTTTCCTGACGAGTGACAGCACCTTTATCACGCTTGATGATTTGGTTGCTGGCTCTGATGCAGGAATTATTGATGAGAGTTTCCTGTTTCATTTTCTTCTGATCGTTGAAAATGGCCTTGTGAGCAATCACAAATTAGAGTGCAGCTCTCCCCGATCTGTTGGCCTCTCTTTCGCTCTAAATGGGCACATCCTGACAAACAAGGTACCTATCAGACTTACACAGAGCGGTATTGATCTTGCCAACGCGCTTAACCAAAAACCGGTACTTGAAAGGATAAAAAGAGAACTGGCGGATGCGCCGTTTGAATTCGTCAAAACCGCTGCGGGTAAGATTTTCAGTAAGTTTCTGAGTGAAAAGTTCGGGCTTGATTGATTGTTACTTTGCTGAAATTTCCGACAGAACTTTCAGCGCATTGACGGCGGCCAACGAGTCTGGCCCTTCAGCGAGGCGCTTTAGTTTGCCCACTATCCACTCTTTGCTTAAACAATGAGACATCTCTAACTGCTTGTTGCTGATAAGGAACTCGATATTACTCATAGCATCCGGGCAATCGTTAAACGTTTTTGTCAGTTCTTCTATTTCCGAATCGGAATAACCACTGACCGCTAAAGTGCTAATTACATCGTCTAATTCCGTAACGCTTCGTATAGTGAGTGTCATAATGGGCCTCCTGTTTGGCCACTGCCAGTTTCTACGCCGCCATGAGTGTGGCTTGCGCCTACATTTGTACCGTTGTGTTTCATGCCGCTGGCGTTGAATACCAGTGACTGGCCTCCGGCAACCATCGAAATACCGGTCTTATCAAGGGTGATCGATGTAGTACCTACTACCAACCGTATCCGGTCATCCCTTACGCCCACCAGCGTTTCGCCATTTTTGTTCTGGATAATCACTTCGTTTTCATGTTCAGCGGGCAATGTATGGCTGGCGAACATGTCGGGCACGAAGCGGCCATCTGAAAACTCATGCATACGCAGGGTGTTGGGTTTAGCTTTATCCTCCGTCTGCATAAACAACGAAATATCGCGGTCGCTGGCCTCTATCCAGCCATGATCCCCCGCTTTTAACGGGAACGTAACAGCGAAACCACCACCACCCAGCGCCAGTACCGGCACGCTGGCAATAGTGGCCCGTTCTACCGGTTCACCCTCCGTTGTTAACCGGCTGATAAGCGGCTGTACCGTGGCGCGGTTGGATGCGCGGTCATAGCTCACAACCACTGCGGGGAGCTGGCCGTCTATGCCTTGCAGCATTTTTTTGAACGCGAATTCAATCACGCCGGGGAGCGATTCCCGCGACGCAGGATCCCCTGATGTTAAATTAGTCTCTGCCACAGGCCCAACCTCCGACATTCAGCAATGTTGTAAAACGGGGTGTCCCGGTTGCTGATGTCATAACTGAGTTTGAAAATAACGTAAGTGCCATTGGCAGCGGGGTTCAGATCGCTTTCAATCGTCAGGCTTCCACCGGGTCGGCTGGATGGGTCAAGCAGGTATTTAACCTTTACCCCTTCCTCAGTGACTTCCGGCACGCCGATCATGCCCGTGTGCTTGTTCAGCGTGGTAGCGGCGTTCGTCAGTGGCACATCTGCGTTTTTGACGATCAGCCGGTCGTCGTCAATGTAGGCGTTGTAATTACCCGCACTGGACAGCTTATCCACCTGCTTTAACTTAGATCCGGTGTAACTGAAGTTGCTGATATTTTTATCTGATGCCTGAAAATCCAGCGTTAAATCCATGCTTTTTGCGGTATCCCCGGCAATTTTGCTCAACGGGATGTTGGCCGCGTAACCGCTGCTCATAATGTCGGTCATAAAAAAAGCGCCAGTACGCGCTTTGATAGTGAGCATGATGTCAGGCGGTTGGCTGGGCGTACTTTGCACAATGTCGCCCTCGAAAACCTTAAACGTACCGTAGCTCTTACGCCCGGCATACAGAATGATTTTTTTACGGCGTCGCGGACGATTAAGCGGTGAAGTTTCTTTTATCAGGTAATCACGAACAGATTTTTTCAGGTTAGCGATAGTGATCGTGCATTCATTCTGTAATGTGTTGGCCGTTTTGCTACCCGATGCCGAAATATACAGGTCAGAATACACGTTTAATCGTCCTTCAATCTCCATCGCCAGCGTGACTATGCGCGGATCGAATTCCACATTTACACCTCGCCGGTCTGGTAATAGTAAAGCTGGTGGTCACCGCCAAATTTTTGATAACTGGGATACTCATCATTCACGGTGATAAAGGCAAAGTTACCCAATCCCATTTCCATGTGCTTCGGCAAAAATAGCGTTGATGGCATCGCCCGCACGCCCTGAATCAACATAAGGTTGTCTCGCATAATGGAAATGCACATCAGGTCATCGCTAATCGATTTGAGCGCAATTTCATAACGGTGATCACCCAGACGAATTGTAAAATTCTGGTTGGGTAAGGGTTCTAACTGAATTAACTGCGGCATGTTATTTCATCCCAAAAATTGGCGCGACGGCATCAGACAGCGCATCAACACCACTCGCAACCGTTGTTTTTTGTTGCTGAGACTGCTGTTCACCCCGATTAACCGTACTGGTGTCTTTCTTGTCTTTCACCTTCCGGGGCGGCAGTGCCTGGTATTGGGTGGTGATGATCTGCGCTTCTTTCAGTTGCAGTGCCATAGCAACAGAACCGGCCTGTTCGGGGCTTTCTTCATGTGGCATTGCCTGCATGGCCATCCGTGAATAGATACCGGTTGCCAGATGCACCACAAATAACTGTTCCCCCCTGAAAGCCTGGCGAATGTTTTTGTAGCTATCTTTGTAAGTACCGGCAGGCAGGAATACCACCAGCTCGATTTCCACCGGGAGAATAATTCGATGGTCGGTAACAGAGGATCCATCCTCCAGGGGATGTTCCATTAACTTTGCCTCTTCCTGCACAGTGGCTTTCATGCTGATCGCATCGGGGAACATCACGTTAAAATTGTCGTCGTAAACACCGTAAACTTCTGTCGTGGTTTTCATTATGCTGCCGACCCATCATTAAAGTGCCCGAAAGTATCAGATATATGCTTATACATCCCATCCGCCACACCTTGTGCATCCGTTGCTTGTGTCTCAACAGTAATTGAATCGATACGCACATCCGTTTTTTTGGTGACCGTTGATTGCTTGCTGTTTGCAATGCTATTGCTGGTCATAGTGGTAATTGGTGATGAGTTCATCGCAGCAATATTGCTTTGGGCGCGAGTTGCTAAATCATTAATACGCTTGTTTGCGAGATATTCATCCATTGCAGCCTGCTCCAGAGCAGGATCTACTTGAGGAATATCAGACCCTGGCGCTGAAGCTATCCTGTTGGCTTTTTCTACTTCTTCCTCCCCAGCACCGAAGAATTTTTTCACTTCTTTCCAGGCGTTTTCAATACTTCTGAATCCAGCAAGAGCGATGTTAACGACATTATCAATCAACTTTTTCAGGTCTTTCCACAGCGCTGAAACCTCATCAGCAGCCCGGCCCATAAAATCAAAAATCGTATCGCCTGCGCCTTTCCACAGCAGATCATCAAGCAATCCCTTAATTTCATTTTTCAGGTTTTCAAGGTACTGCATTGGGTTGGTGAAAAGCGTGACCAGCGCATCCCACAACGCCAGCACTTCTGCTTTTGACGCCTGCAAGAACCGGTCTAATTCCGGGAACTTTTTCGCCAGTCGCCCGGTGATGCTGTCCCAACCACGGAAATAGCCGATTACGTCAGCAACCACCAGGCCCAGCAAAGCAATAGCAGCACCGATGGCGATAATCGGCCATGTGGCGGCAATCGTCGCAGCGGCGGCGCGAAGCATGGCAGGTAAATAATATGCCGTCACAATCCCGGCAATCACCATAAACACATCGCCCAGCGGCCCTTTGTTCTCTTTGACCCACTTCGAGAGGTCATTCCATTTGTTCAACAGGTATTGCAATACCGGGATCAGCATCAAGCCGACTTCGGTTTTCAGATTGCCGAAACTCATGCTTAACACGCGCAAATCCTTGTTAAACTTGTCGGTCATTTCAACCTGCTGTTTGGTTATTACCCCTTGTTCTTTCTGCTTTTTAATCAGTTCTTCAACGCTCACTTTGCCCTTGCGCAGCAGTTCTATCGTTCCCTCATCCAGGCCAATCATTTTACCCAGACGTTGGGCGCGGAAACTGCTCATACCGCCGAGCACCTTGCTGTAGCGCAACAGCGCCGCCTCTGGATCGCGGAAACGCTGCGCCATATTACCCAGGGTGGTAGTGAAAGCGTCCGCATCACCGTCGCTTTCGGTCACGGCCTTGCGCCAGGCGTCCAGCGTGGATACGTTGACATTCATCTGCCGCGCCTGCTTGCCGAGTTCGCTGGTGGTTTCCGCCGTGCCAATGGCGAGCATCTTCAACCCGCCAAGACTTAACCCTACCCCCAGCAACCCCACAGCGGCTTTTGACAGCGAAAGAAACGAGGAGCCTAACTTATCGGCGGCAGCATCGGTTTTTGATACCGCATCTTTGAGTTGATCGGCCTTTTTCTCGCTGTCAGACAGCCCCTGGTCCAGCTTCGAGGCGTCTGCTGCAAACGTGTAATAAAACGCCTCCAGCAAATTCATTTGGATGTCCTTTGTGCGTGCTCAACGGCCAGCATTTCGTTATAGCGCTGTACCGCGATGATTTCGAAAAGGTCTAAGGCTTCTTCGAGGGTGTAGATTTCTCTGAGTTCGCGGAGGCTGGCGCGTCCTTCCCCGATGATGGCCGCAATAAATCCGTCAACGTTTGGGTAATCGACTGTTTGAGCTTCCCGGTTAACCCGGTTAAGAAACCCAAGGCCGCGCCGTTCCTGAAAAAACTACAGTTGTACTCCATCATCGCCCATTCCAGTTTCAGCAGCGTTTCGAAGTCGGGAACGTGGTTGTTAACCAGTTCTTTCGTCGTCAGTTGAAGCTGGCCGCTGTCAGTAGGCACCGCCACAAACGCCATCAGTTTTAACATCAGCGCTTCATTGGTCTTGTAGTCGCCCACTTTTGGCGCTCCGGTGGTCGGGTACTGCGTGACAATCTCCCGGCCTGCTATCGCCGGGAACTTACTCAGAATGTAAGTTTTCGTCCCGCCGTCCGGCAGCGGGATAGCTTTTTCCATCGGTTCAAGCATCATGCGATCACCTGGTTCTCAAATTTGAAGATATAAGGTTTGGACTTCATGCGCCCGGCGCTGGCCACTCCGTTACCCAGGATGGCATCGGTAATAACACCGCCTGACAGGGTGCGGCTTTTTCCATCCGGGTACGTAAAGGTGATGGTTATCTCATCATGCGCACTCGTTTTGCCTTTACCGGCACGGTTGGCTTCTGCCAGAACGTAGAGATTTTTGTCATCATCACTGTTGGGGATCACGTTGATGGTGATAACCAGCGGTTGCGCAGTAGACCAGTGAACCAGATCGCCATTCAGCCCCATGCCCACATCATTAATCTGCTGGGAGGGGGAATCGAGCGGATCGGCATCATCGGCAAACTGTGTGACATTAAACCCAGCCGGGTACGTGGTTGAGGCGCGAATATTCGCCACCAGGCCAAAACCGGAAATATCGTTGCTCATTGTTTTACTCCGTTAGATAAGGGCGTGAGTGCCAACAACGCGGCGGATCGCATCGTCTTTGCTGTAAATCAGGGTGTAGACACACTGCCATTCCGTGCGCCCGTCCGGGGTGACGTAGCTCTGCATCACCGCATCAATCCAGTAGCCAATACCCTGCACCTGCTGCCATGCGCCATCGTCACCGGTCATTTGAGTGATATACAGTTTCTGCTGGGTGTTGAGCGGCTTATCTACGCTTATCACGCCGTTAAACAGTGCTGCGTCGATTGGCGTCTGCAATGTGTTAAGGATCTGCCCCCGGCCGGTTTTATTTGCCGAAATGCGGCCCAGAGATAACTGCAAGGACAGGATCGCCGCCGCACACACATCTTTCAGCCATTGTTCGTTGGCGTGAACATTCATATCAACAGGCGCGGTACTCGCCCCCATCAGCACGCCGCGCTGGTAAAAATCAATCTGCTGGCCTGCGGTCTGGGTTCTGCCGTAATAATTGACGCGCAACTTATCGTAGGTATCAGACAGCGGGGTAGTGGTGACTTTAGGGGTTACGTTCGGCACCTGACGGTACATGTAATTGATCACCCCGTTGCGGCTGTCGTAGTTCGTTGCCGCCATCAATGCACCGGGGATCTGCTCGTCAAACTCGGTATTGGTATCGGCCACCAGCGTTAACCCGATACTGGCAACGGAGAGCAGCGCGGCGCTCCATGATTCCGCCTCACTGGCTTTGCACCCCGCAAGCAGGGTATACGCGACATTTTTAGCGGCGTTGGCTTCCGCCAGCGGGAGTAACTTATCCAGCGACAATTTACGGATGAACAGAAACGAACCGTAGTTATTGCTCATGTTATCCGCTGCCGCAACGCTATCCGCTTCCGTTAATGCAACCGGCACACCGGGAATAGCGGTGCTGTTTGTCAGCCCCATTGCATCCGTTACCAGACCCGTTTTGAACCTGGTGGTCGCCACATCGTTAGTGCCGCTTGTCACCACAAACCGGGCGTTTAACGGATCGTATACCACCGTGCTCTGTGTCAGTACCGCCACCCCGGCCACTGCACGTAATGCCGTCTGCAATAACGCGGCTGCTGCTGACATAGTGCTGCTCGCCGGAACGGTTACGGTGGCCGTGGTAAAATCAACGCCATTTACCGATCCCGCTACGGTAGCCGCTGCGGCGGGCAGGGTTCGAACCTGCGTACCAATGACCTTTGACGGTGCAGCGGTATTCTGATCACGCGCAAATGACAGTTTCGCCGGTTGCACAATCATCGGGGAAATATAACCGAAGTAGTTAACGGCGCGACGGTACTCTTCCGTGTCTCGCCCGAAATAACTGGCCACGTCTTCAGCGCGGGTAAATTCAAGAACGCCGTCAGTAGGTGCCAGCGTGTTTTCGGTAAAAATACGCAGGATTTGCTCACGCGCACGGACGCTGTTAGCCGCGCCCACGCCGGACGTAATTTTTACATATTTATCAATTGATATGGACATTGCTACCTCTTTTAAACTCGACCCATTCGGTAAATAGTTGATGTGAGGTACGGGATTTCGATCACGTCCACATCGGTATGATTAATGGTGATGTCAAACACGGGGCGCTGTTCGTACCCCGGCCCTGCTGCGCTGATATCTACGCCCGTCACCGTACCCACGCGCAGAATGTTGGCCTGGTGTCTGACCAGTTCATCCTGAAACTCCGGGGATTGCGTCACACGCGCCGCCGCCTTGACTAAATCAGCGGGGGTGATAGCAAGAGGATCGGTGTAGTCGTAAACGGAGGATCCACTTACCTGATACGATGATTCGATGATTTCCGTGGTTGTCCGGCGTAGCACCTGTGCGGTAGCGTCGAACTCCTCACTCTGACCGGGGGAGCCGCGCCGGACATCCGTGATTTTATGGATAAAAACAGTATTACTGGTGGGTATTCCCTGCTGTGTCGGCTGGTAGCTCTGCGTAACATCAAATAACCGGTATCCGCGTAACGTCAGACCAGCGGTGAGATTTTTTATCAGCAGGGTTATCAGGTCATTGTCTTTCACCTATCCCCCTTGGGGCGTGGGCCTCCGTTGTATTTTTTCCTCGCAGAGCGCAACGCACCAGCCGTCCTGCTCCTGCCAGTCCTCCGTGCTACCGATCACCCAACGCTTTCCACCCCATTCGATTTCATCCCCGCTGGCGTCACGCTCTACGCCCAGCACCTTGCGCGGCACAATCCACTCCAGGAATGTCCGCGACACCCACAGCCCGTTCTGGTCTTCTTTGCTGCGCTGGATGGCCTGAGCACTGCCGGTACGGATCACTTCAACCGGGGCAAACTGAGTCACCCAGATACCGTTATCCAGTTTCTCCCGGCCAATATCCCGGTAATACTTGACCACCTGAGAGCCAATAACGCCCAGCGCCATATTTAACAGGTTGGAACCCGGTATCATTCATCACCTCCGATAACGACATGTGTGAGCGTGGCCAGCATGTAACCGGTATCGTTTAACGGTTTGATGGACACGGCTTTTGCACCCGGCCCCGCACGGCGTGCGCGAGATTTCAGCGTGGCGGTAGCCAGAGGCGGCGTAGTAATGAGCGCGATTTTCTTTCGCACATCCCCCGCCGCCATAAGGCCCAACGCCTCCATAACCTGGGCGCTGGTGCGTGAGCCTTTCATGACCGCTGAAAAACCCTTTTTCATGGTGTTATCCCACTCGGTTTTCTTTTCCGCCTGGGTGCTGCGCATAAATGACCGTGAAGGAATGCGCCCGTCTTCTGTGCCATATTCCTGCACCACCGCCACACCGGCTACAGGCGTTCCATCCGGGTACCGGGTAGAATCAAACCACCCAACGCGCGTCTGTAGCTGATTGATTGCGGCCAGCTCACGCTTAATGCGGGCCACTGTTTCGCCGCCCGTACTACGCCACCCGGCCATCAGTAGAACACCCCGCCAACTTTGCGAAACGAGGTACGCTCTGGTAAACCACCGATAAACGCGCCACCTGCTGCTTTGATATTGAGCAGCGCCCACAGTTGCAGGCCGTAAGGTGTGGTGGATAGCCAGAACTGCCATGCTGATCGCGATGGGGGAGGCGTGATACTCACCGAGACTTTACTGATCGTCGCGCCGGTCACCACACCCGCCGTAGTCTGACCTAGGCTAATCATGTGATTAGACCAGGTGAGGTGTGCGGTCATCAGATACAGGGCGTTTTCATAACAGCCACCGTGCAGCGTTTTCCCCGGACTGATGAAGCATTGCGCCTGCATCCATTGCGCCCGGATCAGTGAGTCCGGGAAAATGTCAGGATCTGACATGGCCGGGAACAGATCGCGGAATAACTTGATATCAATCACGTATTCCATAGCTCACCCCGATGTTATTTTTTCTTGCTGTCTTTGGAGGTAGTCGGTGCCTCATCATCTTTGAAGTCGTCAGCCGTCAGTGGTGCGGATTCATCCCGCGCTGTCATGTTGGTGGCGACTTTTTCCGGATCGGCTTTTTTTGTTTCTACGGTGATAAAGCCGTTTTTCTGGTGCATGAGAAAGACCGGGTGAGCATTGAGGATGTCGAAATCGGCATCCTCGACCGCCGTCATAACCCCTTTGGGTGTAATGAGGTGTTTTGTTGCAACGTTAGCGCCACCCTTGATGGTGATCCGTTTTTCAATGGTTGGCAGGTCGTTGACAGATTCGCCATACACGGTGTAATCAACGTCAGTGGAGAGGGTAGAAAAGACATAGAACATAGCGTTACCTGCAAGTAAAAAGGGAGCGATAAGCTCCCTGTAGGCGTAAAAAAAGAGGCTTTCGCCTCCCGTATGTTTGCTACGGATTGGGTCAGATACCGACCATACGCGACACGGCATACGGGCGTTTGAGCAGCGTACCTGCGGTACCGTTGCTGTAGTCTTCGACGTAGTTTTTGCTGCGCTTCTCCACGCCCAGGGCATAGAACTTGCTCTGTACCAACTGACCCCAGACATTTCCCCCATCGCTTGAGCCATCTTCGAGCGATTCCGGGTACGCATACATCACATCCGCGCCGCCTACTGCCCCCACCAACTCCGGCGCGGTGACGAAGGTCACGTTCGGGTAGTTCTCGGTCATCCAGTTACGCACGGAGTTACCGAAATTTGACGTCACGGTCAGGTACTGGTTGGTGCCGGTTGGCAACGCGATCCGAATTGGCGTGGTTTCCGGGTCAACGTTATCCATGCTTTTCACCTGGAGATCCGTTAACACCTGACGAATATCAGCGGTGATTTCCAGGAAAGTTTTATCCTTCCATTTCGTCGAACCACCGGCCCCCGCCGCCGCTGTCAAAGCAGGCAACAGACTTGGCTCATTCAGATAGCCATACGTATTGTTGGCCCCGTTGTTATAGCCATAGAAGCCGACGCGGTTACGCTGAACCTCTAAGAACAAGCCCGACCCTGAGCGTTTTTCCGCTGCCGTCGCAATGTTTGCGCGAGCCGAGCGGGCTTCTTCAAGAACGCTGACCGACATCCCCGACTCAAAACGAACCACAGTACGACGCGCATAACCCACATCCCATGACGCGAGCGGAATATTACCGTGATCAGTGTAAGGTACAGCCTGACCTT